ATGCACTCATTGAAGCATCAGAACAATTACGCAGCGGTTTATCCGTTGGTGTAGAAGTTGTCGATGGCAAGCGCGATGGCGATGTTTATCGCGTATTGTCAAGCAAGATGATGGAAACAAGTCTTGTTCAAGCTGCCGCGTTTAAGAGCGCGGAAGTGTTGAGCGTTGCCGCATCGGAAGAAGATGCAGCAAAAGAAACAACAACCCAAAACGAAAGCGAGGCAGTCGTGGAGAACACTCCAGACACCGCAACCGTTGAGCCTGTGGTCGAAACCCCTGCGGTAGAGGCTGCTCGCCCAACTGTTAGCGCACCTATTTACACCAAGCCACGCTTAGAGTTTACAAAGTCTAAGTACCTTGAAAACACTCTACGCGCAAAGTTCCTTGGTGACGAAGAATCTGCAATGTACGTTCGTGCAGCAGACAACGAAACAACAACAGCACCGGGCATGGTTCCTACACGTCAATTGACCGAAGTAATCAACCCACTATCAAACGCTGATCGTCCATTTATTGATTCAATCAGCCGTGGCACATTGCCAGATGCCGGCGTTGTTTTCCAAATCCCGAAGATCACCGCTGTACCTGTCGTTGATCAAATTGATGAAAACGATCCAATTGCTGACTCACAATTAACAGCACAGTTTATCAACGTAAACGTTAAGTCATTCAAGGGTCGTTCCATTACAACCGTGGAACTCATCGAGCGTTCATCGCCGACATATTTTGACGAGTTGGTACGCCAGCTTGAATTCGCTTACTCAAAAGAAACTGATTATTATGTTACTACTGAGGTAGCAAATAACGGTGTTCTTTCTGCAACTGCAACAGCAGAAGATAAAGATGGATTGCTTGCTTACGTTTCAAATGCAGCAGCAGCAATCTACAAAGGAACACTTGGATTTGCTCGCAACATCGTTGTAAGCCCTGAGGCATGGGCAAAAATCATGTCATATTCTGATAATGGTCGCCCAATCTACATTGCAAGCAACCCATCTAACAATGGTGGCGTACTTGCTCCAGATGCAGTATCGGGAACAGTAGCAGGATTGCAGCTCCGCGTTTCACGCCTAATCAGCGGAACAGGCGGAACAGGTCTTGGCGATTACTCAATGTGTATCGTCAATCCAGAATCCTACACTTGGTACGAATCACCACGATTCCAGCTACGCACCAACGTTAATAGCGATGGAACTGTGGATCTTGGTTACTACGGCTTCGGCGCACTTGCGACAAAAGTTGCAGCCGGCGCAAATTGGTACAACAAGTCCTGATCTAACTTATAGATCGTTTGAGTTACCCCGGCGCACAGCCCTTGCGCCGGGGCTAACATAGGAAAGGAAAGACAATGCCAGCAACATACGTAACAGAAGCCGAATTGCGCAGCGCACTTGGCATCGGTTCGTTATACACGTCTGCTGTCGTTGAAGAAGTATGTCAAGCTGCGGAAAACGTAGTCAAAGAAAAATTATGGTTTAACAACCAGCCCGTAGTGGCTTTACAAGGTTTTGGCTCATACGGCAAAGTTTATTTGCCAACCACAGCCGATCAATTTTATGTAGGACAAACTGTCACAGTAGAAAATGTTAGAGCGCATTTCAACGGCTCCAAAACGCTTACAGCCGTTAACGGGGAATCAGTTACGTTTAATCTAAATCAACCTGTGACAGAACCATTCCACCAAGTAGTGCCGTACGGACGGATTTTTGCAGCGCAAGCAGTAGATTACGCTACGCTGCCAGAAGTTAATCAAGCAACCCTTATGGTTGCAGTCGATATATGGCAAGCTCGCCAAGCATCCAACGCTGGCGGCATTTCACCTGATTTTCAACCATCACCGTATCGCATGGGTAATACCCTTATGGCTCGCGTTCGAGGCTTGCTTGCGGATCATCTAGCACCGGGCGGTCAAGTAGGATAATGTCAGCAATCTCTACCCTACGAGGAACAATCGCGACTGCACTAGTTGATAATGCGGTGTGGCAGGTGTTTTCCTTCCCACCTGCCACTCCCCTTGCTAACAGCATCGTGGTACAACCCGGCGACCCCTATATCGAACCGTCTAACGATCATTACAAGACGGTTAAGCCGAAGGTCAATTTCAAACTCATTGTGCTTGCGCCTATGTTTGATAACCAAGGCAACCTAATTAACATTGAAGATTATTATTTGAACATAGTAAACAAGCTGGAAGCATCGAGTATCGCATACTCCATTGGGACTTTCAGCGCACCAGCAGTCTTGACCGGCGTGGCAGGCGATCTGCTATCCGGTGAAGTATCTATCAGCGTTCTCTCAGATTGGAGCTAAACATGGCTGATGCAGACAAAGAGCGCGAGGCTTTTCTTGCCAAGATCGGTCAGGTAAAGCCCGCAGAACCAAAACCAACCGCCAAGAAAGATGAGGAATAGTCAATGGCTGTTTTCCTAAATAACAAAGTTGGTCTAAAGATTAACGCCGTTGATCTCAGCGACCACGTAACCAGCGTCACCCTTAACCAAGCAGCAGATGAACTTGAAGTTACTGCTATGGGCGACACAGCGCACAAGTTCGTTAAGGGCTTGGAATCAGGCACACTTACAGTTTCGTTCCTAAACGATACTGCTGCTGCAAACGTGATGGCGACATTACGCGCAGCTTTCGGCACAACCGTTGCCGTAAAGATGTTGCAGGAAAAACTTACTGCTGTTGGTGCAACCAACCCGCTTTACACCTTTGATATCTTGGTCAATAACTTGACACCTATCAACGGCGCAGTAGGCGACATTGGTACACAAGACATCACTTTCACGCTAAACTCAGTCGTGACAATCGCCGATAGCGGCACGTTCTAAACAAGGAGTAATGGGCAATGGCAAGACTTAAAGTAACTAGGGCAGACGGCACAGAGTCGGTACACGACATCACACCAGCCGTTGAGTACGCGTTTGAGATGCACACCAAGAAAGGCTTTTACCGAGCCTTTCAAGAGGATCAAAAGCAATCAGACATTTATTGGCTTGCTTGGGAATGTCTGCGCAGGGCGCAGGCTCCCGATGTATTTCCGTTTGGGGACAAGTTCCTTGAAACCTTGAAATCAGTAGAGGTTTTGGGGGATGACTCCCCAAATGGCTAACGCGCGATGCTTGGACGTACCGAATAGCTGAACTGTCGGTCAATCTGGGTATTGCGCCTAGCGAATTTATCAATATGGATCGCGATCTACTGAAAGCGATTTATCAGGTTCTAAAGAAACAGGCGGAAGAAGCGAAACATGCCGGTCGTGGTCGAAGGCGTACCTGAGCTGAAGAAAGCTCTCAAGAAATACGCGCCTGACCTTTTGAAGCAAATGAACGCTGAGATTCGCGTGGCTTTGAAGGAAGTTACAAGCGATGCCAAGGCTAAAGTACCAGCCAACGCTCCCGGCAATCTTTACAATTGGGACGACAAAGGTTATGAGCCTGTAAGCCGAATCAAAGGGCGCAGGGCTTTTCCTAAATACAATTCGCAAGTAATTAAGCGTGGCTTAACATATTCACTAGGTCGCGGCAAAAGAAATCGCTCAGGCTTCTCCAGCCTTTACTCATTGCTAAACAAATCCGCCGCTGGTGCTATTGCTGAAACCGCTGGACGCGAATCAGGCATGAAGGGCAGCAGCGAGAGCCGCAGCAACAACCCCAATGCAGGTGCGCATTTCATTGGTCGCATGAACGGCATTGGTCCAATGAAGTCACACAATAATACGCAGATGGCTCGCGGTCGCATCCTTTTTGCAGCTTACGATGAAAACCAAGGCAAAGCTCTCGATGCCACGTTTAAAGCAATCGATAAAGCATCCAAGGCGTTTAAAGCCATGGCAACGCTACGAAAGGCAGCCTAATGTCAAATATCCGCATTGATATTGCGTCTGAGTTTAAAGACAAAGGGTTCAAAGCAGCCGAAAAACGTACCACAAGCCTTACACGCAAGTTTGATAATTTAACAAGAACCGCAAAGCGCACCTTTATCGCCATTGCTGGTTTCCAAGCCCTTAAGCGTTCCGTTGAAGCCTTTGCAGCCGAAGATCGTGCAGCACAAAGACTTGCCACAAGTCTACGCAACTTAGGCTTGGCATATAACACTAAAGCCATTGAGGATTACTTAGAAGCTAGTGAAAAAGCCACAAATATAAACAAGGATGAGTTATCACCTGCTATTGCACAATTGATTAGCACCACTTTAAATGCTGAAAAGTCTATGAATTTATTGGCTGTTGCGATGGATTTGAGCCAAGGCACAACTCGCGATTTACAATCAGTCACAACCGCATTAAGCCGCGCATATAACGGGAACTTCACAGCTTTAGGAAGATTGCAGACAGCCTACACAACAGCTGAATTAGAGGCTATGGGTTTTGAAAAAGCAATAGCAGCATTAGGAAAACAATATTCGGGTGCGGCACAAAGAAACGCTGAGACGTACGCAGGTAAAATTGACGCGTTAAAAATAGCCTTCGGTGATGTGGCTGAGGAAATTGGTAAAGGAATAGTTGCCTTTTTAACTAGTTTAGGCGATGGGAACTACGATAATGGCTTGCAGAAATTAGTTAATTTTGGTACTGCCATTGGTGATGTTTTTAGACGTGCTGGAGTATCATTTGAATACCTAAGAACGCTATTGTCCACAGGATTGCGCATTGATGAAGAAGAAATGCGCAAGCTGGAAGAAATCCGTGCCCGCTTTGAAAACCCACAGGCTGCCGCTAATCGGATGGCAAACAATCCTGCTGCTAACAGGGCGTTTCTAGCAGATCTTCGCAAGCAGCAAGCCCTACAAAAGAAAATTGAAGCAGACCGCAAAAAGGCGGCTGCGCTTGCGGCTAAGGCTGAAAGAGAACGCTTAAAGCGTGAGAAAGAAGCTGCACAATTAAAGCGCGCTGGTACGGTCTTTGATCTTGAGAATATTCAAATTGTTGCCGCTATGCAGGGCAAGATTGATGGAGATCAGCGTCTACGTTTAACCGCTTTGCTTGCATTAAACACAGGTGTCGCCGATGCAGCCGAAAAGGCAGCGGCAGCCGTATTGGCTATCAATGCACCAGCCTTGGCGAATTTGGGTGTCATTATTCAATCAGGCGACAGCATCGATGCTGTAATCAAAAAGATTCTCGATGCACAATCAAAACTTGCATTGGTTGATCTTGGTATCAAAGACATACCAAAAGCCAAGAATCCGTTTGAAGATTGGTTTGATATTATCAATCGCATCCTTACTGAACTTGGTAAGGTCAAGGTTGCTGTGGCTACAATCTCTAGCCCATCGGCTCCCATAGTTTCGCCTACAACGCCAGCGGCAACAGCTAATTCAACGCTCGCCACGGCATTAACAACCCCTGCGGCACTCGCAGCACACGTAACAGATCTGACTGCAATGCGACAGGATGTCGGCGTTGGAACTCCTTTAGGCGTAAAACTCAAAGAACAAATTGATGAATATTCCACCATTCTTAACGATAGTTTTGGTACAGAACCCGTTGATGAATTATCTAAGCGCCGTGCTATGAACGCGCAGACAAACATCACGGTCAATGTCCAAGGCACAGTTATTAGTGAAGGCGACTTAGCCGAAACCCTTATCAATGAGCTTTACCGCAATCAGCGTAACGGACAGGGCTTGCTCCTTAGCTCGGTGGCTATTTAATGCCAGCACCAACGCTGAGAGTCTTTGTAGACTTTGATTCTGATACTGCCTATGAGACTAACCCACTTATCCTAGGGTCAGCCACAAAAGGCATTTTAGGAACTAATCGGCTTGGCTCAGGTGTGCTACCGGTAGAGATAACAAATCTAGTCACGCGTGTGGCTATACGCCGTGGTCGCAACCGCATCACATCCAAATTTGAGTTTGGTTCAGCAGACGTAATTCTCTACGATCAAAATGGCGATTGGAACCCTACTAACCCAGCGGGAGCCTATTACCCAAACCTAGTGCCTTTACGGCAAATCATTATCTATGCCGATTACCTTGGTGTTCAGTATTTTCTTTTTTCAGGCTTTATCACAAACTATGATACCGGCTTCCGTCAAGGCAATGAGGATTTATCTACTGTCAATCTACGCTGCGTGGATGCCACCAAATTGCTTGCTGGTTCAAGTATTAGCACGGTGGCTTCAACTCCTGCGGGACAGCTCTCAGGCGCTCGCGTCAATGCCATACTAGACGACATAGCCTTCCCTGTAAGCCTACGATCTATTGACACGGGCGACTCAACCCTACAAGCAGATCCCGGAACCACCAGAACCGCCTTAGAAGCCCTGCAAACGGTAGAAAATAGCGAGTTCGGTGGATTCTTTATTGATGCCGAAGGGCAAGCCACCTTTATTAGCCGAACCAACCTGATTAGCCGTCCAGCCACATCCGTTTACGCTTTCTCCGATACAGGCTCAGACATTAGTTATACAAACGCTGTGGTAGCTTTCGATGACACTCAGATCCTCAATGATGTCACCGTTACCCGTTCAGGTGGCACAGCTCAGAACGCTTTTGATCAAACCAGCATTGACACCTATTTCTTACACTCAGGCAACCGTACGGGCATCCTTGTTCAAACTGACACCGAAGCTTTAAATCAGGCTCAGGGCATCCTTGCTACCCGTAAGGATCCTGAAATCCGTATTGACAGCATTGCCCTTAACCTGTATGACGACACCAACCCAAACAAGCCTAAGGCTGGTGTGGACATTGAATTGCTTGATGGTGTGACGGTTACAAAGACAATGCCGGGCAGTACCACCATCACACAAGCAAGTCTTATTAACGGCATCCATCACGACATTACGAAATCAAGCTGGAATACAACCTTGTTTACGGCTGAGCCTTTATTGGCTGGATTCGTATTAAATTCATCAATTAGCGGTATACTAGGCACGAACGTGTTGAGCTACTAAGGAGAAACATGGCAGGCGCAGGATATAAGTTATTCAACACCGGAGACGTTTTAACGGCGGCTCAGGTAAACACCTATTTGATGGAGCAAACCGTCATGGTGTTTGCCAATGCCGCAGCGCGTACAACAGCGCTAAGCGGTGTGGTAAGCGAAGGAATGATTTCTTACCTTAAAGACACCAACGCTGTTGAAGTTTATGATGGTTCTAACTGGGTTAGCTCCGATGACCCTAATGCTATTCAAAACACAATCGTTGACGCCAAAGGCGATTTAATCACCGCAACCGCAGCAGACACTCCAGCTCGTCTCGCAGTCGGCTCAAATGGCGACACACTTGTCGCGAATAGTGCCGAAAGCACAGGGTTAATTTGGGCAAAACCAGTTGCCAGCCTAAGCAATCCGGTGATAAATGGCGGATTTGATATTTGGCAAAGAGGCACTTCTTTTTCTAGTCCTAATGCCGTTTATGTGGCAGACCGATGGAAAGCCGAAGGTTCTACTCCTGCTTGTACGATTTCAAGACAAGCAACAGGTGACACAACCAATCTGCCTAATATTCAGTACGGATTAAGATTTCAAAGAAACTCGGGTCAAACTAACACAACAGCAGTTTATCTTTACACCGGAATTGAAACCGCAAACGCGTTGCCATTTGCCGGTAAAGCGATAACAGTTTCTTTTTACGCAAAACGCGGAGCCGATTATTCTTCAAGCAGTAATATTTTAAGTTATTTCTTAAATAGTGGAACGGGAACAGATGAAAGCCCGAGCGGTTCTTACACAGGAAATGTAAGCGTTGCTTCTGGAAATGTCACATTGACTACCAGTTATCAGCGTTTTGTCTTTACTGGCACAATCGGAGCGACCGCGACAGAATTTAAGATTGGATTTAACTACACTCCTTCGGGTACTGCCGGCGCTAATGATTGGTTTGAGGTGACAGGCGTTCAGGTGGATTTCGGCACTTGGACAGCATCTACTGCTCCAACCTTCCGCAGAAGCGGGGGAACAATTCAAGGCGAGTTAGCCGCTTGCCAAAGGTATTATTGGCGCAGCGCAGATAACTCTGCTTATGCTGGTCACGCGATGGGCATTGCGAGAGAAACAACGGCTATCAGCACACAGGTAGTTTTTCCAGTCCCAATGAGAACTGCACCAACTTCCTTTGATGTTTCCAACTTACAGTATTCAGATGGTGTCGGCACAATAACAGTTTCCGCGCCTGGTCTTGCTCAAAAATC